CTCCTTAGAAATACTTTCCTTTAGTGAATTAATATCAGTGATTTCAGTCTGCCAGTTATAAGACGTGAGATTGGCATAATCCCCACGAATTGCTCCCATGACCTTATTTTTAAGTGGCGTCGCTAGCATTGCTATCCACTCTGATTCAACCGCATACAAAACGGATCGGGATTCCGTAATAACGACCAGTTGAACCGGATCAAATTCTAAACTACTATGATCATCTATGTAGTCAAAGGTCTCACCATATAATGATGAGATAATGCCCTCCCTTGAGGGCAGAGCCGTGTACAACTCCTCTAAAGGAGTCTCGAACTCAGCTTTCAATAATTCTACAAGCTTACATCGCGCAATATCAAATTTCTTTCCATCTAAATGGAAGAAAAGCTCTCGCAATGCTGAAGCTGCAGAATCAATTGACTGTTTCTCCACGGTGACAACATTGGATGGCAAAGTCCACATAAGAGACTTCGCTATCGAATTCTTATCCAATGGGGCATGCCAAGTCGAAAATTCTTCTGAAAAGACGAACTTCCGCTTCAAAAACGACATCTGCTCCACAGGAATGAATTTATCCAAAATTTCACCCTTTCCTGACGTAGTAAATTTCATACCATAAACATTCTCACAAACATTCTTGTAATATATGTTATTATACTCGTCTTTTGCAACAGTAGAAACTGATGCCAACACATCGTCACCATATGTCAATGCAGCAACATTATCAAAGAAATCCAAGTCTGACAAACGAGGATTCAAATACCATGCATACATTAACATTATAATGCCCTTAATGGAATTATCTTCAGCTGTGGCGTATTTGCCACTAGGTTGTAAACCCGGAACTTCAAATATGTCCATACACATTTCTATAATTGGGAAAGAGTTGTCACTCATAAGCCCACGAACTATAGTCAGTGTTTCAGCATTATAGCCAGCCCACTCGCACAACTTGTACACAAGCGTTCCAGCTGCTCTCGACACTTCATTGGGAAGTGATTGATCGAATTTCGAATAGTCTCCTTCTAAAATATTAGATGAGACTTTAAAAATATATTCTCTCAATTTTCC